TTGTTATTTTTTCAGCATGTTCTGGAGATTCTACAGATATATCTAATTCATCGTGGATTTGGATATGTGCTACAATTCCTTCTTTATATAAATTCACCATCGCTTGTTTAGTCATGTCTGCTGCACTACCTTGAATCAATTTATTTAAAGCTTTGTAAGTATAAGCTCTTTTAATCCCTGGTCCGTGTTCCTGGAGTGCCTCTTCATGTGTCAACGCTTTGTGCATCCCAAAGCTGTTAGGTTCCCATAAATGAAACCTGCATAGTCTACCCAGTAACGTTCGTATTTGACCACGTTCCTGGGCTCTATTAGATGCAGCATTAATTAATTGTTTTACGAAAGGAACTTTTGCATGATACTGTTCAAATAATTCCGAAGCCTTATCTTTAGACACACCGAGTTCAGCCTGTAATTTAGTTTTACCCATTCCATAAAACAAACCTAAGTTAATAGTCTTAGCTTGTGATCTAGGAATCTCTGCCATCTCTGCTACCATTTGGTGAAAGTCTGTAGAAGAATCATTATTATATTCCTCTATTACTTCATGCACCGAAGGAAATTTATAAAGGGAAGCATAGTGTGCAACTAATCTTGGTTCTTGTTGTGAGTAATCGAAACAACCCCAGGTGCAACCTTTTTCTGGTAAAAATAAGGAACGGATCATAGGTCCCAACTCTTTATTCCTAGCTGGAAGTTGTTGTAGATTAGGATTAGAGTAACTAAACCTACCTGTAACTGTTCCCCCTTGGTCGGATCTTATTTGATTAATATCCGCATGGATTCTACCTTTATGTTCATGTCTAATAATAGTGTCAATAAAAGTAGTATGAGCCTTGTTAATCTCTCGGGCCTTTGCTATCATTTGTACTACAGGATGTTTATGTTCCTGTAATTCATTTTTAGTAAAGGAGGGTGCATTTGTTTTTTCAGTTTTGGCATAAGTTAAACTCAACTTGTCAAAGATTTTGGCAATGGATCGTGCTGCCCATATTTGAGGTTCTATTCCCGTTTGTTTTTGCACTTCTAGCAGTAATACTTCTTCTTGTTTGGATAACTGTTCTTTCAATTTGTGAGCTCTTTCAATATCTACTCTCACGCCTTTAAATTTCATGTCTACCAGACACGGGAATAAATCTGTCTCTAGATTAAAAATGGATTCTATATCTTGATGAATAATCTCTTTCTTCATCATCTGCCAAAGTTCTAAAGTAAGTTCCGCATCTTTTTCTGCATAGGCTCCCACATACATCGCCGGTAATTGCCACATATCCGCTTTAGGATCTAACCCTCTAGACTTAGCTTCCTCATTCAAAGCTCCTTCGCTTTTACCATGACCTAGATAATCCCAACCCAAAGCATTTAAAGAATATTGAAATCTATTCTCATCTACTAAAGATGCAGCAATCATAGTATCCACGATTAAACCATTGATTTTTATACCTAAACTACGTATCCAACATACATCATACATAGCATTATGAAATATTTTTAAAGCAGGGGATGCACATATATCCGTGAACCATTCTAAAGTTTTCTTGCGATCCATGTTGGGCCCTGATCCGTGAGCAATGGGAAAATAAAACTTTCTTCCTGGTACAGCAACCGCAATACCTACAACTTCTCCATTACCAATCACGGCCCCGGATCCTTTAGATTTTAAATCAGGATCTCTTGTCTCTAAGTCAATAGCAATTTCATCATAAGATCGTAAATCAGGATACTCTTCCGGTTCTATCCATTCTGTCTGTGCTACGAATAAAGGTACTTTCATTATATCAACCTCATAATTATAAAAGTAATAACACAGACACAAGTAATTAAACCAACATCGTAAACTAACACCTCATTATAATCTATCTGCATTTTTTAACCTTTCTATTTCTAATTCACAATAATGAATTACTTTTTTTAAATCTTCAACTCCGTTTTTATCTTTATAACGAACCACATACTTAATAACATTTCCCTGGAAAAAACTCAAGTCATTGGCAGTGATGAATGTATAGGGTTGAATTTTATGTTTAGAGTAATGATTTCCCCCCTCCTGTCTAGTTGTTGGAAATAATCTTTCCAAATCTTCTTTAGTTGTCATAATTGATACCCATTCCTTTCTATTTTTGCTCTATGTAAATAGAGTTTTTGTTTTGCTCGTGTAATAGCCACATACCACACACGATGTTCTTCATCTCTTTTACTGAGACTATCTTGTACCGCTCTTCTTATTTTTCTAGCATTATCCAAGATAAGAATAACATTGTCCTCCTCACCACCTTTTGCAGCATGAATAGTTGACAACCGTACCCTTGCATCCAGAGATAATTTTTCACGATTAGATAACATTAATCGTATGTATTGAATTTCATCTTGTGGAGCCTTCTCAAAAGCCTCAAACCAAGGTATTTCTGGATTAATTACATCCTTTCCTGTGTATTCTTTTACATCGGATAACTCTGATTCTGTTAAAGGAGTTGTCTTAGCTCTTTCGTAATTAAGAATACATTTATATAAACTAACCTTAAAACTTTTTCCTTTTTTAGTTTGGTAGTAAATTCCTTTTTCTTTTAATAAATCCATAATTTCCAAAAGCCTACTCCCTGTTCTAGCTAAAATTAACCAGTTACCCGTATGTAAATCTATTTGATCTAAATTAAATATTTTCTCTACCGACCCCTCCTCATCTCTGGGTAAATATTTTTTAGTCTTTCTCTTACCTTCTATTCTGTTTAAAACAATTTCGGATAGTTCCTGCACTGCTTTAGGGATCCTTCTAGACTGCTCTAGTACCTGTTCATCATCTGCTTTCTCATCTATAAACCTATCTACATCTGCTCCCGCCCAAGCATAAATAGCTTGATCGTCATCCCCCGCTAAATAAATATCATCTGATTTTTTTCGTAAAATATCAAACATCCTCCATTGGATAGGAGATAAATCCTGAGCTTCATCTATAAAGATAGCTTTGAACTTAGGACATTTTTCTTCTTCTTTAATAAACATATAAATCATGTCATTAAAATCTATTAAACTGTTCTTCTTTTTATATTGGTCTAAGTTAATGTTAATGTGATTTAACGTGTCCCAATCTATTTCTTCCCTTGGATACTCCCCCGTACAATACTCTGCTCTAACGGATATATCTTTATTCTTTGCTCTACCTATTAATTGATAATACAAATTATCACAGGTTAAATAAAAAGATTCTTGATCATTGCTTTCAAATTTTACTCTTATATTTAAAAGCTTACCTAAGTCCTCATAGTGATAAGGCTGCATAACGTTCTCTTCCTTAAGACCCAACGTATGAAAAGCTAATGAATGTAATGTTTGAAAATATTTAAGTTTCTTTTTTTCAAAGGGCATTCTATTTTTGGCTTCTGTTGCAGCTTTTTTAGTAAAAGCAAAATAACCTATTTCATCTAAAGAAGCTCCTTCCTTAATGTAACCATTTGCCTTCTCAATTAAATGAGTAGTTTTACCTGTACCTGGAGGACCAAACACTTTATAAATCATTATATAATGTCATCTTTGTTTAGCATTTCAATCAATTCATCGGGAGCATTTTCTTTTTTAAACAACTCCATAGGAACGCTCATACAATCTACCTGTGGATTAGAATGTTTTTGAGTTTCTGATTTTGGATATCTTGTTCTTTTACCAAACTCACCCTTAAACCATTTTTTAATCCACGATCCTGTCTTACCATCTTCTACTCTCCAATCTTTTCTTCTTAAAAAATCATAGAAACGTTCATATACAAAATAAGCTTTGTCTGCCCCCTTGTCTTCCTTAACCAAGGTAGCACCACTTGCAAAAGATGCGTGACTGGTTGCAGGTATTTGATGGATATATTCTCGAACATATCTAAATAATTTCTCCTTATTAGTAGTACCTGTGGGTGGTTTTTGACTTTCAATACCATCAAATAATACTTTCATAATTAAAGAATAATCCTTATCTTTAATTTTAGGTAAAAAAATACCCAACTGAGTCGCAACTTGTTTCCTAAAATCAACTTGTACTAAGAAAGCATCCCCCTTTTTGAAAGACATCTGTTCTGATTTTTCATCACCACTTTTATCTCTATGGAGAACTGTTAACTCAAACTCTGGTTCATCAAAATTAATTTTAGTTAAACTAGAAAGGGTAGGCCATTCCATTACATTATCAGTTGCCTTACCAAATTTTCTCTTATAACAAAGAGGTTCCATACAATGTCCAGTAATAACACCGTCTTCACATGTGTAACCGGATTCTGTTTGACCCCAACTCTTTATTTTCTGCTCTACTTTTTTATCATCCCATTTACCATCGTTTTTAAAATATTCTCTAGCAGCATACCTAACTTTATCTTCCCAACCATCGGGGTATTTCTTTTTAGCAAACACCATATAGTTATAAAGAAATCTATCTCTACCATCTTCTAGTTTTTCTTTTGCCAATTGTTGCAAACATGGAGGTCCATCTATAAATTCTTCTGGGCCACCTGTTAATTCAGAATTAGTTAACTTTAGTACAAAATCTTTTAGTTCTTTGTCTGTTTTTCTATTAGCTTCTACTACGGATATATATTGATCAAAGGTAAATTCGTCTCCTGTTTCTGGATTAATAGCTACTCTTTCCTTTTTTCCAAAATAAGGAATGTTGATAAAGTTACCTACTCTACCCTCTACTGTAGTTTGTTTTGGATAAATCTCTGTCTTAGGATCTAACTTAAGTGTGTATAATAAATTTTTTAAAAATTCTCTTGCAAAAGATGCATTCACATAGTTTACAAAATGTACGTATAGATGTATACCACCACTTTTAGATTTAACAGGTATAACAGGTATGTCTAAATCTTGAATGGTCTTTAGTAATTTTTTAATATCAAAATTTTTATAAACATCTACGTCTATTGCACCAAAAATGACTTCACCATCATCATTACAAGGTTGTATGCCGATAGATACGGTTCCCTCTAAATGTTTTATATAATCAGCATCCTCAATAGGTCTGCCTTTCCAACCATAATCTTTATTGGGTATCTCTAATTTACCTGTCTCTGAATTAACTTTAGCATTACTTAAATCACAATAGCCAAAATTTCTATCCAACCCAGTAAAAAACTCTATAAACTTTCTTTCCATGTTTTCCTCACAATATAATTTATATGGGCGGTATACACCGCCCATAGTTACTTAAAAGACTTAGAAGTGTGCTTCTGAATCCTTACCATTTTTATTATTTGTGGGCTCACCATGTTTCGCTAGAACGTTTCCTTTAGAAACGCTCTCAGAAAAAGATTTAGATTGTTGATACAATGCTACATCTTGAACGGGGCCTACTAAATTAACTTCCCAACCAAACCATGTTCCTTTGTCATTGGATAGCTGAACTGTTTTTAATTTATACACATGGCTAAAAGAAGCCGGAGTATATAAACCATTAGTACCTTTTAATTTGATACTAGCCATCATACTATTCCATTTCCTACTAATTTTTAATTGAGTAGATTTCATAGTAAGTAGCGCCGAAGAAGGCGAGTTACCATTCACAATTAAAAAATGACTAGCTGTCTTTTCAATATAGTTACCATTAGGTAATCTATCTTTCCAAGATGCGTCTCTTTTTGTTTGTGATAGGATATCACTAGAGGATGGATGTATTGCTACTGGAGCACCTCCCCCTTCACCTCTTTCTTGCCATTCAACATATTCCAATTTGTAGTGACATGGGATTACATCAATTCCTTTTTCACCATCAAATAGTTCCTTGGTAACAGTATTGAAAATCATTCCAGGTTCTGCACCTTGAACATATTTTCCATCTCTTTTATTTATTTCCGGAGATAACTGTCCCAAAACTTTCAAGAAAGGTAATGCTAAGTCTTCATGACTTAGATTATTCAATCCTTGATTTGCATCATCTTCAAAAGATATTGTAGACAATGCACCTGCTGCAGCTTTAACAGCTACCTCAGTCTTCTTCTCTATCGTTCCTTGTTGCATGGTTCTTGTTTCCTTTTCCATTGTTATTGTTTCCTTGTTATTTTGGTTCGGTTTCCTGCGAACACATTAAATAGTTCCGTGGGCATCTCTTTACCAGATTCGAGACGCTCACGGACTAGTGCTTTAAGTGTCATGGGTTCAACCTTTAATTTCTGGGATGGTTGAAATCCTTGACCTTGTGCAAGGGTAGCATACGCTATTGCCTTGTTATCTTCGTTTCGGCCAAAAGAAACAATGATCTCATTTTTAATAAGATCACCCAAGCCGTTACTACGAAGCCATTCAAATGCTTCTTCTTTTTTCTCTGCTGAGATAGAAGCACCGTAGACGGGTTTGACTTCTACAGCCGAACCGTCTGCTAATTTTAATGTAGAGATATTTAATTCCAACATCATGGTAGGAATTACTTCACCAGAGACAACATCTGCTTGCTGCTTAAGAGTTTTTAATTCTTCTTCTTTAGCAAGAATATGGTCCTCCAAATTCTTTAACTTTTCTACTTGATCAGATAAAGATTTTTTATCGTTGTCCGTAGACATCTCTAAAACTTCTTTTTTATCTTCCTCAAAATTTATACTCATAACTTATTTCCTTTCTTTCTGGGTTAGTAATGTGTGTGTATATATAATTACATAAAAGCTGATGTCAAGCTTAATCTTCAATCTTTCCTTTTCCATATAAATTAATTTCTATAGGATAATATGTCTTTTCTTGTCTATCCCACTTTAATAGATTAAATTTACCACCAGTTACATCTGCGACAATTGCGCACGCCACCCCAATAATTGCTGGATCCCCTGTTAATAACAAATGATCTGTTTCTTTATAATCTCTTAATAATTTTCTTAATTTAAAAATAAGGGGTCCAGGGGATAAAATAATTTGAGAGAATTCTGGAAGAAGTGTGACAATTTTTCCATACTTCTGTGCACCCATAATATTAAATTTAGGAGCACCAGATTTAGTTCCTGGTAATTCTTGAATGACGTAAACTGTATTTTCCATACTTTCGCTTGACAACTAAATACGGTTTATTGTATAGATTGTCAATACAGAAAGAAGAATATTATTATGGATTATAAGTTTAAAACTAAGCCCTATGCACATCAAATTACTGCATTGGAGAAGTCGTGGAACAAAGAAGCATTTGCATATTTTTGCGAGATGGGCACGGGTAAATCTAAAATTCTTGTTGATAACATCTCCATGCTCTATGATAAAGGTAAAATAAATGGGGCATTGATTATAGCACCAAAAGGAGTTTATCGAAACTGGTTTGATTTAGAAATACCAAATCATATGGCGACTCATGTAGAGAAAGAT